TTTCATTATGTTGTTATCTCCTTCTTAATGTTTAAATAGCTAATCGCTACATCAAATGAACTTGAATTACTTGATTGCACGGTTAGAGTATTACCACCTTCAACCACTAAAGGTTGAGTTAATAATTCTGTTGTAGTGTTAGCAGTTAAAGCTGCTGATTTTATAGCTGTAATACTATTGTTTGTAACTGTTACTGTAGGTGTGCCTTCTGATGTTACTAATATAGATTTAATTACATATGTTTCACTAACCAAAGGGTTACCTGTACCAAAAGGAGTTAACGTACCACCTGTCGTGCTATTATCTATACCTACAAATTTAAATTGATTAGCCATTAGTTAATAAAAAAGTTAAATGCTTCAATTTCATCTTTCAATTCTTCTTGAAATGTTGAGTTTAATTTTTCTACAATCGCATCAAGATCCCTTACTTGAGCTTCTGCAGTTTGTACATCATAGTCTCTTGATGGTCTAGTTATTACTTGTACTATCTTTGCCATTATCTTCTTCCGTCTGGTTGTGTATCTAATCTAAAAGTTCCTAACTTCCAGTTTTGACTTGTTGATGTATTTTCCACTTTTAAAGCTATTGCTCTAGCTCTTGCACGTGTGTCTACTTTTTGAGTAGAAGTTGTAATATCAAAAGGTCCAAGTGATGAACTAGCTGCCGAATCATTTGGAAAGTTTCGTAAATTTAATGTAACTCTAGTAGTGCCAGTCTGTGAAATAAAGTCAGGTATAAATCTTCTAATTTTCATTAAGAATTCACCATCTCCTCTAAATGTTGCAACACCTGTAGCTTTTCCTGTTCCTTGTGCTCTTGCTTGTGTGATATCAAAATCTCCAGATAAAATATTTGCAGTAATTGCACTTATAGTTCCATTTCTATTTTGATCAGTCCCTGTTTCGTGTTCATAGTAACTTGTTCTACCCTCAGTGTTACCTACCACATCAAAAGATGTATCAGTGTCTGCATCATATTCTAAAGCGTGTGGTTTACCAAATACAGCAGAGTCTCTCCATATAGTTCTCGCTAAACTACCGACAGTCCACACTGGTCTTTGTGGTGATGAATCAAAATAATTATATGCAACCATTCTATTTACAACTGACGATGAAGATTGTGGATAAAACCATATTACTTCACCAAACAAATTATTTAATCCAGCAGATACCATTTGATTACCAGAATCAATATTTATATCATCAAATACAAAATCCTCTACCAAACACGGTAATGATTCTAATTTACCAGCATATCTAAAGAAACCATTCTCTGACATCCAATAAGCTGAACCATCAACCTCTACACATGCGTTCTGTCCAAGAAGTCCACAGTTAGTCCCTACTTGTGCAAACGCAAACGTAAATGGTTGACCAACAAAACGTTGTGTAAATAATGC